TGAGCCGGCGCGCCATCTGTGTTGAGGTGATATGAGCTACTTGCCGAAGAATGCCGGGGTTTCCTTAGCCTTGCCTTTCGGGTGGCAGGTGGCACAGACCGTCACAAGATTGGAGTCGTCGTTGTGAGTTTTGTCGCCGTCGATGTGATGAACGTGCAGCAGCTTGCTGGATTTGGGAAATTCCTTCCCGCAAATCTGGCAGGTGTAGTTGTCGCGTTTACGGATGCGGCGCGCGATACGCTTCCAGTCCGGTGCGTAAGGCCACTTGGCGACGCCACCCTTCCAGGCCGGATTGTTGGCGCCGGCAACCGCACCGCTGCGGGCCAGCGATTCACCTTGCGAGCGCAGGGGAATGCCGAGCTTGCGGGCTGCTTTGACAAGCGTTCCTCGATCAACACCGCAGTACGCGGCAAGGTCGGGCAGCGTGCGGCCTTTGATGATGTACTGGTGCTTCCAGAATTTCAGGTGCTTGTAGGGCGCGTCTTTGCGATAGTGGCCCGGGTAGTAAGCCTCCCAGCGGTTCGCATGCTGGTCCCATTCGGTGGGCAGTCCGCAGCCGCACTTGCACGCGGGCGGAGCGCCTTGCGGCAAGTTCTTGATGGGCTTGCAGGTCTTCCCAAAATGGGAATCGCTCGCAGAGCGCAGCGCAATGCCGGCCCGCTTGAGATGATAGATCACGCAGTTTGCCGTGACCCCGTACAGGTCGGCAATCTCGGCGGCGCTCGGCCACGTTCCATCGGGCTTGCGCGTCTGGTACAGGCGCTCGATATCTCGGCGCTGTTCGTCGGACAGCTTGCGGTTCGTCTCGCCCTTGGGCATTTGTGCTCCTGGGTATGTGCTTGTATATCTATACTAATGCAACGTGCTGAAATAGTCAAGCACAGAAAGGAGCTTGAGCGTCCATGCGCATTCTTTGGTCCAGTAATGCCATATGGGCGCACTGACTCTCGCCTCCGGGCGACCGGGGGCGAGAGTCAGTGGAAGGTCCACACAGGATACGGAGTACAGGCTCGCTATCTGCTGCCGCGCTTCAAAGCCCTGGGCTACGAGGTGGCGCAGTTCGCATGGTACGGCCTGCAGGGCGCGTCGATCATGGCCGGCGACATTCGGCTGTACCCGGGCCTGGGCGACCACTTTGGTTCTGAGGTGATCGGCGAGCACGTCGCTCACTTCAAGGCCGACCTGGTGATCTCCCTGCAGGACATCTGGCCGTTGCCAGAGGACTACGGCGAACGCTGCCGGCCGGCCCGCTGGGCGGCCTGGTATCCGGTCGATCATAGTCCATGCCCGGAGGCGGTCACCGTGCGGGCCAAGAAGTGTGACTATCCGGTCGTGTATTCGCGGTTCGGTCTGACCGAGAGCCTGGCGGCGGGCATCGACAACGTCCACTATATCCCGCACGGCGTAGACACCACCGTGTTCAAGCCGGGCGACAAGCTGGCGGCCCGCCAGCGGCTCGACTTCCCGGAGGACGCCATCGTCGTGGCGATGGTGGCGGCCAACAAGGACTATCCGAGCCGTAAGGCGTTTCCGCAGAACCTGCAGGCATTTGCGGCGTTTCGGCGCAAGCATCCCAAGGCGCTGCTGTACCTGCACACGGAGATCATGGGCGGGCGGGCCGGCGTGGATATGCTCAAGTTGCTGGCGGCGTGCGACATCCCCCAAGAGGCGGTGCGCTTCGTCGACCAGTACGCATACCAGGCGCTTGGGCTGCCCGATACCTACATGGCGACGGTCTACCAGGCTGCGGACGTGCTGTTGGCGGCTTCGATGAGCGAGGGCTTTGGCATCCCGATCATCGAGGCGCAGGCCTGCGGCTGTCCGGTCATTACGACCGATGCCACGTCGATGCCGGAGCTGACTATCAACGGCATCGCCACGGCGCCGGCCCAGAAGTGGTGGACGCCGATGGACAGCTGGATCGCGCTGCCGGACCCGGACGCAATCGCCTGGGCGCTCTATGAGATCCAGAAATGGCGACCGGAGTTCCGGGCCGACATGGCGGCTGAGGGCGTGGCCCACATCGCCGAGAACTACGACTGGGACAACTGCATCAACAACTACTGGCGGCCGTTCCTGGCGCGGGTAGAGGCGGACATCGATCATGAGCGACATAACGGTCGAGATAAAGCTGGATACGCGCAGACTGCAGCAGTTGCTGTTCCGCATCCCGCAACAAACTGACCGGGCGGTCGGCAAGATTGCGGAAGATGCGGTGCGCACGATGGCCCTGCACATGGACGAGCCGAAAACGGGCCTCGTGCGGGACTCGCACCAGGCGTCTGCGCCTGGCGAGGCGCCAGCGGTTGACACGGGTTACCTCAAGAATTCGCTGCGGGCCAAGCGCGTGCAGCAGGGAACCTGGCTGGTTTATGCCGGTGCGGAGTACGCTCCGCACCTGGAGTTCGGGACGATCGACATGGCGCCACGGCCATACTTCGTGCGCAGCATCGAAGAGGCCAGCCGCGGCCTGTTGCGCGAATTGGAGGCGATCTTCAAGTGAATATCGCCACCCAGACGGCGCTTTACACGCGCCTGACCGGCGGGGCGGCGCTGACCGCGCTCTTGTCGGCGACCACGGCGGTGTACCACATTCAGGCTCCGCAAGGAGCGGTGCTGCCCTACGTGGTGTTTTTCTCGTCGAGCGACCAGACCGAGACGGTCGACCCGCGGCGCCGGGAAAACGAGCTGATCACGATCAAGGGCGTGGCAACCACCGATCTGGCGGCAGCGCAGATCGCCGAGGCCGTGGACGCGCTGATGGATGACAAACCCCTGACAGTCACGGGCTTCGTCAACATCTGGCTGCGGCGGGCCTCGGGGATCCCCCCGGTCTATATTGAGGCTGCCGGCGGCGGCGGCGAGTTTGTGTACCAGCGCGGGGCGTTGTATCGCCTGTGGCTGGCAAGGAGCAGATAAATGGCTGAGTTAGTTGGCTCAAACGCCTACATCAAGTGGGAATGCACGGCCGGCACAGTGACGATCTCGACCGATTTCCGCACCTGGCGGCATTCGGACAACATCGATGCGGTCGACAAGTCGGCCGGCGCCGATGCCCGGCGCACTTATATCAAGACCCTCAAGGACGGCAACATTGCGGCGTCGTTCCTGCATGACGGCGGCACCGCGCTGTGGGAGCAGCTGGATGCCGGCGCCGATGGCACCCTGACCTGGGGCGAGGCCGGCACGGCCTCCGGCTCACCGAAGCATGTGCAGCCGGCGTTTATCACCAAGAGCGAGCTGGACACGCCCTACGACAACCTGCAGATCTGGAATCTTGAGTGGCGGCCCACGGCCGACCGCACGGATTCGACGTTGTGATGCCGATGCCAGAACAAGTCGTGGCTGGACGCACGTTCACAGTGCGGGACAATTTCCCGGCAAAGCAGTTTCACGCCTTGCAGAAACAGGTGCGGGCCGACGAGTTCCTGGGCGACAAGCCCTTCGACGAGCAGGTGTTGCCCTACGTGGGGGCGATCACGGCCTGGGAATTCTCCGGCGACCCGCAGAAACGGGAAGCCTGGGAAGCCCTGGACGCCTTCGAGGAACTTCCGCTGGCGATCCGGGCGGTCAATCAGGTGATCGTGCTCAAGCTGCAGAAGCTGGCCGAAGATGCAAAAAACTGGGGCGGGCCACCTACCTGAGCCTCCGCTTTGGAAGCCCGGTAGAGTGGTCCGTCCAGCGCATCATCCTGGCCGAGCGCATGCACTGGACGCTCGATTACCTGGACAGCCTGCCTGAAGCTGACCTGGCCGCCCTGATCGGCGTCCTGGATGGCAAGGACAAGGCCATGAACGACCTGCAGAGACATCTATGACCACCGAAGTCGCCAGCCTGTACGCCTATATTCGGGGCGATACCACCGGCCTGACCCGCTCCCTGCAGACGGCCCAGCAGCAAATTTCCGGCTTTGGGCGCAATCTGACAAGCGCCCTGGGCCTGGGTGCGCTGACCGGCGGCTTTGCCGCGCTGGGAACCGTCATCGGCCAGGGCATCACCTCCACGGTCAATAACGCGGTCAACCAACTCAAGGCGCTGTCACGCGAGGCGCTTGGCGTCGTGGCGTCTTACGAGGGCATGGCCATCTCGGCGCGCCAGTTGATGGCCACCCAGATCCTGCAGGCCGGCGTGACGCAGAACATGGCCGAGGCGCTCAAACTGGCCCAGGGGCCGGCGCAAGACCTGCTCAAGTGGCAGCAGCAGCTCGCCATCGA